TTGATTTAAAGGAGCAATATCTTGTATTCTTACTACATCGACCACACCAACCAATCCCCAATCAGCAAGAAGCTGAGCAATACGGTTGCGACGCTGAACATCGTTAGAAGTAAGATTAGCGTGTTTTCCATCAAGAGCAAAAAGTTCTTTAAAGTGGACAAGATAATACCTCCCTTGCTTATGAAGTATATGACAACTTTGATATATTTTCTTTTCTTTCCTACTTGCTACACCAATTCTTGTAAGAGTTTCTCTGACTTTCAGGAAATCATCTGGTTCATTTAATGTTACCTCCACCATTTGGTCAGGAGACCATGTGACAACAGGTTCTTTAACAACACTCATTTCGCTCCTCCAGTATCAAATTTAGATTTTATAAAGTTGAGTTGTTTTTTTGTCAGAATTTTCAAAGCTTGTTTTGCTTTTTCGTTACTATAACCATAATAACGTTTCACATAATCAAGGTCTTTAATCATATCCTTACGAAGCCAAGGAGAGAATCTCTTCTTAGTTCTGAGGGTATTTATATAAAAATCGTATTGCATCCGCTTTGGTAAGAAATTATACCTATTCATTTCATTCGCAAAAAGGACTGCATCTAAGTGTCCTGAGAAACAACGATTGATTATATATGGTGGATAATCTTTCTCTACTAGAAGGGTCTTCATCTATTAAATTTTTCTTTGTTTGGTTGATTGAATTCAACCAGTCTTTCAGTTCCATCTTCATTATCAAAATAGTTTGCACAAGAGCAGACAAGATTACGATCTCCGTAAACATTGTCAATTCGTGATATCGCTGGCCAAAACTTATTAGTTTGATTGGCGGGATACGCTGCTTCTTCACGACTATAATTATACTCCCATTTGTCTGAACTTACAACCCTTGCAGTGTGAGGTGAGTTTTTCAAGATATCTTTGTTCTTGTCAATCTCTCTACGAATACTTACCATCGCTGCACCAAATCTTTCAAGTTCATATAGAGACTCACTTTCAGTTGGTTCAACCATTACTGTTCCTGTAACTGGCCAAGATAATGTAGGTGCGTGAAAACCATAGTCCATCAATCTCTTTGCAACATCTTCAGCACTAATACCATCAAAGTGTCTTACATCAAAAATACATTCGTGTGCAACTCTTCCATTATTACCTTTGTATAATACTTTGAAAAATGGTTCAATACGATGTACTAACCAGTTTGCTGTAAGTAGAGATATTTCACTTGCCTTTCTTAATCCATCAGCACCCATCATTCTTATATACATCCAACTGATAGGAAGTATAGATGCACTACCTTGAATTGCTGCTGATACTCGATGGTTCATAAAAGGAACAAGATGTTCTGCAACACCAATCGGACCAACACCAGGACCGCCACCACCGTGAGGAATACAGAATGTTTTGTGTAAGTTCATATGGCATACATCAACACCATACTCACAAGGTTTTGCTAATCCAACTTGAGCATTTAAATTTGCACCATCAAGATAAACTTGTCCACCATTTTCGTGAACAATTTTACATATGTCTTTGATAGTTGGTTCAAATACACCGTGAGTTGATGGGTATGTAATCATAATACAAGACAACTCAAAGGTATTCATTATTGCTTGTTTTTCTAAATCTTTCAAATCTATGTTACCTTCATCATCACATTTGACAGGAACTATTTTCATACCTGCCATCACTGCTGATGCAGGGTTTGTGCCATGAGCACTTGTAGGAATTAAGCAAACATTCCTTTTAAAATCACCACGACTTTTATGGTATTCTTGTATTGCTAGAAGACCTGCATATTCACCCTGTGATCCTGCATTTGGTTGTAATGAAATTTCATCAAATCCTGTAATGTCACACAACCATTCTTTTAAATCAAATATGATTCTCTGATATCCAAGAGTCTGATCTTCTGGTGCAAATGGATGCATATTCGCAAACTCATTCCAACTTACTGGCATCAACTCTGATGCTGCATTTAGTTTCATAGTGCAACTACCGAGTGGCATCATGCCATGCACCAGTGAGAAATCTTTTGATTCTAACTCGTGAATATATCTCATCAAGTTAGTTTCACTATGATACTTATTGAATACTTCTTGTTGTAACCATGGTTTAGTTCTCTCTGGTATGCTTTCCCATTTTTGATCTACAACACCATCCCACACACTTATAATAGTTGATTTCTTTGAATCAAATGTAACCTGACTATTGAGTATATCATATAGAGTATCATATGTAGATGTCTCATCAAGTGATAATGTAATCCAACCATTTTTAATAGTCACATTATATCCATCAACCATATTGATTGACTTAAATCTAACAGTATCAAATCCTTCAGTATCATCAACTTGTATACCACTCCACTTCAATGCACGAAGTAGTGTTTGTCTCAGCAACCATATTCTTCTTGCTATTTTTTTAAGTCCTTCAGGTCCGTGATAGATCGCATAGAATGCAGACATGTTTGCTAGTAGTGCCTGTGCTGTACAAATATTACTTGTTGCTTTATCTCTTCGTATATGTTGTTCTCTAGTCTGTAATGCTAATCTATATGCAGGATCACCATTTGTATCTTTAGATAATCCAACTATTCTACCTGGTACTTTTCTTTTATACTTGTCCTTACACGCAAAGAATGCAGCATGAGGACCACCAAATCCCATAGGTATACCAAATCTCTGCATACTACCAACTGCTATATCAAATCCCATATCACCTACAGGTTTCATTAATACCTGACACATCGGATCTACAATCGCAATCTTCATACATTTGTAAACATCAGCACATCTTAGTAGTCCTTCATCGTATTTCAATCTTCCATTACTATCTGGTAATTGAACTAATAATCCAAATGCGTTTGTAAATTCTTCTAATGCGATTGTTGTATCTAAATCAATTTTAATTATATTAATACCAAGTGGTTTTGCTCTTGTTTTTAAAACATCTAATGTTTGTGGAAATATTTTACTATCAACTATAAAATCATTTTTCTTTCCTTGATTATATGCGAGTATCATCGCTTCTGCTGCTGCAGTTCCTTCGTCTAATAATGATGCGTTTGCAACTGGTAATCCAGTAAGTTCTGTAATTAGTGTTTGGTAATTAAATAATGCTTCTAATCTACCTTGAGATATCTCTGCCTGATAAGGTGTGTATGATGTATACCATGCAGGATTTTCAAATACATTTCTTTGAATTACTGGTGGTGTAATTGTGCCATAATATCCTTGTCCTATTAAAGTTCTTTTAACTACATTTAATTCAGCAATCTCTTTTAATTCTGTGAGTGCTTCTTGCTCACCACAACCTTCTGGTAATCTACCATCACCACGAAGCAAAATAGAATCTGGAACCACTTGCCTTACAAGTTCATCTACACTTGTAAGTCCTAAATCTTTAAGCATTTCTGCTTGTTCATCTTTAGAGGGGCCGATGTGACGTTGAATAAATTCTGACATTACTTTTTAAATTCTTTTTTCTCATAATCATATGTAGGATGTGGATTAGCTGGAACCCAAGGATTTTTAGATGTGTTTTTAATTACGATAAATTTATCTTTTGCAAAAGTACCTGCGATCTGTACTTCAATATCTTCACCATCTTTCCAGTTTATTTCACCCTTAAGATTAGTGTGAAGCATTGCTTCTTGTATTTTGTCAATGAGTTTTTGTGTTAATTTCATTTTTTCTTTTTAGGATAATATTGAAAACCCTCTGTCACTTCATTAAGTTCAGAAAGTCTAAATGTAATCATCTTGTCCCAAGGAGTATGACTATCCATTAGAACTGCTGCCTTTTTACCTTGTATTCTTTGAACACATCCAACATACCCTCTGTATATTGAATTTTCATCTATCACTTTAACTGTAGAACCTGGTAAAATCATTTTTTGAATACTCCTAACTTTGTCAAAAGATAAAGTGCTAGTATTGTCCAAAATACAACTTCTAATCCAACATTGTTCATTGATACTTCTCCAAATCACATTCTACTAGGATTTCTCCCTCACCTTTTCTTGGTATTGGAGGGCCTACTTTTTCCTGTAATACTTTAAGTTCTTTTGCACCATCCCCTTGATCATAAGGGATTGGTGCATTGTGCAAACAAACACGAATAATTTGCATTTCTTCTGGAGTGAAAAGATTTCTTTTTGCATTAGATTCCTAATAATTTACGTTGACGATTAAAATAATTATGTAGTATCCAAGAACTACTATTTAATTTATCAGTTCCACCCACACCATATTCAAATATAACATTTTCATTATTAGCAAACCCCATCGTTTCTGGAGTATTACTATGTCCTCTATCACCACCATTACAGAATACAACTTGCTTAGATATTTCTAAGCATTTTCTAATTGCACCCTTTGCAGTATCATCAGAATCATCCCATGATATCACAGCATCTACCATATCGAGATGACGAACTATATCTGCTCTCTCTGTCCAACATTGAAAGTATTGACCTTTCTTTCTTTTTAACCAAGGATCTCCATTTAATCCCACAATTAGATAGTCAGAAAAATCTTTTGCTCTTTCAAAATATCTTAAGTGACCACTATGTATGGGATCAAATCCACCTGTGACAAGGCTAATTTTATCAAAAATCATTCTACGAATGTTGAATCAGGTTCAAGTGCAATGAAGTAAGTTAAATTATTTGCTTTATTTACAAATCTAGCGAGTAATTTTTTAGATATAACAACTTCATAAGTACCAGGAAATATCTTAATATTTTCTACCTTAAAGTTAAATGAAAACTCTTTATCTGTTTCTCCTACAATCATACCTGTTTTGGTTGATGTAATCCTCTCTTGAAGTGCTCCCATTTCCCCTGCTAATGTTGGTTGATATCCAACAGCAGACGGCATTCTTCCCAGAAGTGCTGAAACCTC